CGTATCATTATGTCAGCGTTGGGCCACATGACAGCACTACGGTTACTCTGGATAGCACCCTTGGTTACAGGTGCATTGCCTCCCACACCGTGGTGATACTTCATATTGATAGTCTTACGCCTACCACCATTAGCATACTTCAGTTTGTATTGTATCCATCCAGTATACGGTGCAATAATAGGGGCAACGCCAGTCTTTATCTTGAGGTGCGTAGCTACAATAGTTAGTGGGTCAATCTCATGCCTTCTACGATACTCAAACTCATGGTTGCCCATGCTAATCAGGGCTATGTTCTCTGCGTATGGAGCTAGGAAGTCTGCGGCATCCTCACATACGTTGCCGAGGTAGTCATCATCCATAGCATACTCAGGACGCAGGTCATGTTTAGCACCACGGGGGTCATTCTTACCTTGCATCAGGTCTAGTAGGTCCCCGAATATAAAAACAGGTGCGTTACGCACCCTTGCTTGTTCCAAATGTTTACGAATTAGTTTTCTGTTACAGCCTTTAGCATCAAAATGTACATCACTAATCAACAGGAAGTATTGTTCCCACTTAGTAGTGTAATTTAGGCGAGTGTAATAACAGCCTGGCGAAACCGAAGGCTCTAACTTAGGTATGTGTACCATTTATAGATTAGGTTTCTGCAAATACCTTGAATACAATCATCACTATTCCTCCTATTACCATCCATATCAACTTCATTAGCCAAGCTAAGTTTGCTTCAACTGATGCCATGCGTTGTGACAACTCTGAAAAATCATCTTCAAGCTCGTCCAGTGTAGATGCCATCCTTTCACTGGAGTGGTTAAGAACCTTAACGTGCTGACGTATCCTATCAAGTACAGTCTCAAGACTAGCGTCCATCTCTCTGTCCAACTAGTGTTGCAATATCCGAGCCATGCCATGTCTCATGTTTGAAACCGCTACTGGCTGTACTCAAGAATGAGTAGGCCGAGTGTACGTTGTTCAGGCTCTTATAATAATCTACGTATTGTAACCCCTTTTCGTGTTTAGGGACATCGGGTGAAGGGTTAGAAAATTCAGTAATCATAATAGGTTTGTTCTTGCTGTGATACCGCTTGTACCACTGACCGCTTACATCCGAATACATCTGCTCCCTTGTAACCCAATAGCAATGCGCACAAATAAAGTCCGCTTCGTCCACCGCTGTCCAACTCTCGTTGAAGAAACGGATAGGGTCGTAGCGCACACCAGGTATGTAATGTCCAGGAGATAAGCCTGGATAACCAAACTGTGCCTCTGGCATTAGCTGTCTTAGCTGTGCTACCACCGATAAGAACCATAAACTAAACTCAGCTCCGTCTTTCCATACGTCCCACATACCTTCTGCGGAATCATCTATCTTCAGGTTAGGCTCATTGTGTACCTCGAAGTGCCTAACCCCTGCATCATACCATTTTACGGCATCTTGTGCCACCGCATCAAGGAACTGTTGTGGTCGGCTGGCTTGCTTATTTACCTTAGCAAATAGTCTGATTAATATGAACATATCAGGGTTGATGTCTTTGAGTATCTTTACAGTATCAGCACTCTCGTTAGATAAACCCTTGTATGCTTCTATCTTAGCTTCTTTTATGAGGTCAATTGTCTCTGGAAGGATAGGATTACCCCAAGAACCATCGGCACTACCGTGCAAACCTACCTTTGTTAGCCCTACAGACGGCTCAGGTGCAACGGGAGTATGTTTTGGGTGGTGAAGCACCTTCACGCCATCATAATTGCTTGAAAACCACTCAGTAATTTTATCGGGTTGTCGTTCGGGATACACTAATACGGCATTGCGCTTGTCTAAATCACCAATGCCAGCATCATCGGCACTAAATCCTACGGTAGATTTCTGGTTGTATACCTCGCTTGCTATATCCATGAACTCCTGCTTACTAGCATCAGGTGGCATCAGATAATAGGTGCGCTCGTATTGTACCCGTGGACTACCCCTCATTTGACTATCCACCACCAATGGTCTGCGCCTTGATAATAGTCCTGCTTCTGCTTCTCTGCGTCTGGTGAGGGCTGGTAATCGTTTACCTCCAGCATGGTCGTAGCGTCTAAGCAGCTTCGCAGCAGCGTCAAAATCCCCCGTGTTACATACTTTAATAATACGGCTAACACCTGTAACCCCAAGGTTATAAGTGGCTGATAAAAGTGCAGTCTCTTGTTCGGGTAATAGTGTAACGTGGAGTGCGGCAGAGAGGCTTGCGGCATACTTTTTGAGGTCGCCTTTGAGTTTCTTTGCTGCTTGTTCTTCGGTGATTGTTTGTCCTTCATAGCTGATACTTCCATAGCCTATACTCCATTGGTGGTAATCCCAATAGGAAGTTAGACGTAACCCTTCAAAGCGTTTGACAAACTCAACTGTTTCATTACTTACCTCGACTGTGCTTGCCATTCTTCATGTAGGTCCTCACGCAAAGTAGCGCATAACTCTGCCATGTTTTCTGCTGGTCCAAACAATACATCGGTTAGGAAACACACATGCGCCTTGTTGTGTTCAGCTATCGTTTTTACTTGTTGTATCTGTATTGTGTTCCATACAATAAGGATACACGCACTCAAGAGGATACCCACAAACACAAAGTCCATAAGATTGAGGTCCGGCTTCTTTTTTTCGCTCATCGTTCTTTATCCGCTGGGCTGTTCGGGCCATTCTACGTCCTCCGCATCATCGAAGTCTTGTGGTATATCTCTTAGCTCTTGTCGGTATGCTTCCCAATCTGACTTATCTTCCATAGGATAGTCAGGCATTAGGATATGGTCACTACCAGATAACAGGCTGTCTCGCTCTCTACGTACTCCTTGCCAGTCAAAGTCATCTTGAGCTTGCGCTAATCCTGCTTCCAAACTAGCTTTGCTTGGCTTACTGTACTGGTCATCATGGATAATAAGATTGCTGTACACTTTATCTTTACTGTCTGACCAGCCGAACCATTGCCCCTTGTGGAGTTTTACTAATACATCTTCAATGTGGTCTGGTCTGCCGTAATCATCCATTATGTGTCTCCTAATCTAATAAATGTCATACTAGTATAGTTATAGCCTGTGTTGCCTTTGCAAGTTGCACTATCGTCCTCAGTCTTGACATGAAACTTAATCTTATGGGTAGAAGTGTTTTGAATATCACATACATAGTCTGTAAAAATATTAGCATATTCCGGTCCCGAAGCATTGGTACCGCTTCTGCCATATGTTAGTGTACCGTAATTCGACCCGTCATTTGTACCAAATATCTGCGCATCGGTATATGTAGAATTACCGTCATAATAATACGTACATAAAAAGTTCACGTACCAAAAACCAGTCGCTGGAAATGTAAAGATACCACTACTCTGCGTCATACTAGCACCGAGTGTACCAAACGGTCCATCTGAAGGCGCATCCACTTCCTCTAGGTTGCTTGCTATTGGTGCGGCATCGCCATCGAAGTTTGTGGTCAATCGCCATTGGCTGGCATGTGTAATGCCGCCACTACTTGATACTACCGCCTCACCATTGGCTTTGGTGTAAGCAATACAATGGACTGTGTTAGCACCAGTAGACTGGAATACTCCCCTATCTCCTGCGGCAGTCGTAATATTTGCACCACCTGGTAAGTTGAGGTTGGTAGCATGGTGGGTCATTGTCAATACACCGTCAAACTGCAGGGTAAATTGCCTGTCAGCCGCTACGGTCATTGCCGCAAAATTGGTTGTACCTGTTACGTCAAAATAATCACCATCAGTATCAATGACCAACGGTGAGGCCGATGAGATGTCACCACCCTTCTCGGTCTGCATGTAGTTACCATTAGCATCTAGGAAACCACCTAGCTGGGGCGATGTATCAGCCGCAAGGCTGGCCATACCACCTGAAGCTGGGTCCTCCCATCCGATACCACCACTACCATCGACTGTTAGTACCTGGTCTTCGCTACCTACGGTTTTGATTGCTATCGTACCTGCGGCAGAACCTGCCAGTATACCACCTTTGGCTATACCTGATATGTCGGTTTCAATACCGCCACTCTCATGCTTGAGTTGACCTGTAGAAGAAGTAAATGCTGCTAATGCTACGGGGTCGCCGCTACCATCTCCGACTATAACGTTGCCATCTGACAACACACTCATAGCCGTAACAGCACCAGTACCTGAGCCTAGTAATACTCCTCCATCAGTGAGGGATGATGCTCCTGTACCCCCATCTGCAACGGGTACATCAGTTCCACCTGCTCTATATACGGCATTTCCTTCAATAGTAATATCGCCTGAGCCACTTCTAGCAATAGTAGTGTCACTGGCATGTCCAAGTTCAACACCTGTAAACTGAGGTGAGTCTCCTGTACCTACACCTATAGATGTTCTAAGGGTAGCACCTGACTCAGCTACGGGGTCAGTCGAACCGTCACCTACTATCATTTCTCCGTCACTCAAGACACTCATAGCAGTTACAGCTCCAGTACCACTGCCTAATAGAACGCCTCCATCGGTAAGTGATGAAGCTCCTGTTCCACC